CCAAGAGTTCAAGAGTCAATAGCTGAGATGATTTTTCAAATGGGTCTAGGTAATTATGCGGAGAAAACAGGAGTATTAGGTTTTCGTAAAATGTTAAATGCCTTAAATGCTCCTGTGCCTAATTATTCTGAGGCAGAAAAAGAAGCACTAGACTCAAAGTGGAGAAAAATAGATACACCAAACAGGGCTGCAGAAGTGTCCTCTGCTATTGGGTTAGGTAATTTTTTTGAAGAAAGAGATGCTTCAGTAACTCCTTCATCTCGACGAATACAAGGTACACAAGGCGGTGCAGCTATACCTTACACAACTGACGCAGCAGGTTTTGCAGGAGACATACCTCCACCTGTAGCATCACCTGTTACACCTAGTTTTGTATCAACTATGGATGCAGTTCCACAAGCAGGAGCAGTACAACAACAGAATGTAGCACCTGTAAGTGGAGGTAGTATACCCACAATGGAAAACATAGAGTCCATGTTAAGCGGAGCTAACATAGATACAAGCATTGCTCCTAATGTCAGAGACTTAATTCGTAGACAACGTGGACTTCCACCTATAGCTACTGAAGGCGGTTTTCCACCAGAGGTTAATATACAAGCACCATCTATTCAAACTGCACCTCAGTTAAGTCAAGCACAATCAGGTATAACTACTACAAAAGCACCTGAGCTACCAAAAGCACCAAAAATATCTGACTCTCAGTTTAAGTTAGGTCAGGTTTCGCCACCATCTATGTCTTTGGAAGTTCCACAACTAGAATTAAATTTAACAAAATCTGAGCCTCTTCCTAGTGTTGATACTGAACCTAGTTTTGTTGCAGGTATGAAGGCAGTTCCAGAAGGAGGTGCTAAGACAACTTTATCTAGTCAAACAGATAGAGCATTTCCTAGTTTTGTTGCAGGTATGGATGCAGTTCCAAAAGCAGGTGCTAAATCTGATGCAAAAGATAAGACTGTATCTGAAACAAAAAAAGATCAAAATATAAACAAAAATCCTGAAAATACATCTTTTACATCTGCAGCATCTAACGATGATATAGTACAAAAGACAGCTAGAAAGAGTGATATAGGAGATACTAATGTACAAATTAGGTTGGCTAAAATACTCTACGCTAAAAATCAAGCTAAAAACGCAGGAGTAGATATAACATTTAAAGATAGTGACTTTGATAAACAAGGTTTCTTTAAACCTAAGAGTAAAGAGTTACAAAAGTATAAAGCTAAAGGCTTATCAAGTACAGGCTTTGACCCTTTAGCAAATAAAAAAGCTACTGGAGGCTTAATAGACAGGAGAGCAAAAAAGAAGAAGAAAACCTAAAGTAGTAGTGAGTACTACCTTATGGCTACTTGACCACTGCGGTCAACCCCAACAAAAGGAGTAAATAATATGCCAGAATTAGCAGAAGTAGAACCAGTAAAGAAAGCAGGATTTGTTAGTCCACGCAAAACTAATCAAGAACAGCGTATCGAAAAGGACGAAAAAGAACTTCAAGAACTTATTGCTAAAGCAAAAGGAGAGAAATCTCAAGAAGGAACTGAAGAACAGCAAAATACAGAATCTGCTCAAACGAGTAAAAAAGATGAAGTACAAGAAGAGGCTCTTGGTAAAGAAGAGCAATCTTTTAAAAAGAGATATGGTGACTTACGTAGACATCTATCATCTAAAGAGAAAGAGTGGCAATCTCGAATAGAAGCGTTGGAAGGTCAGCTAAATAAAGCAGCTAAAAATGAATTAGTATTACCAAAGTCTGATGAAGAGATTGATGCTTGGGCTAAACAATATCCTGATGTTGCAGGAATTGTTGAAACCATAGCTGATAAAAAAGCTAAAGAAAGATCTATAGAGTTAGATGAAAGAGTAAAACAAATTGAAGAGATGCGTTTTACTGCTACTAAAGAAAAGGCTGAAGCAGAGTTAATGAGGCTTCATCCTGACTTTGCTGAAATAAGAGAGTCAGATGACTTTCACGATTGGGCTGAGTCTCAACCTAAAGTTATACAAGATGCTCTATACGAAAATGCAGATGATGCCAAATCAACGGCTGCTGTCATTGACTTGTATAAACATCACAAAGGAATAAGTAAACCTAAGAAGACTTCAAGCGATAAAAATGCAGCTACTGCTGTTAATGTTCGCTCTAAGACTTCTCCTGTTTCTGACGATACTAAGAACCAGTGGTCTGAATCACAAGTTGAGAAGATGACTGATAAAGAGTACGCAAAAAATTCTGAGGCTATAATGGAATCAATTAGAGCAGGAAAGTTTATTTACGATATTAGTGGTGCTGCACGATAAAAAAGTGTTGACATTGTGTAGTTTATCACTATAACTAATAGCATACACCTAATGATGGGTGTGTGCTTTTAAAGCAAACAATACCCTAAAGCTTACCAAAGTTGTATAAGCCTAGAGGACAGAGCGTAGCGCAACGCTTAAAACTTTACACCTTATTAATACTTTGCCCTTACTGAGTATGTTTAGCTTATAATCATAAGCCTAACTTATTTATAAGGAGGACTATCATGGCTTTTAAAACTGCAGCAGGTTACGGCAATTTACCTAATGGTAATTTCTCGCCAGTAATCTATTCTAAGCAGGTTCAATTAGCCTTCCGTAAAAATACTGTAGTCGGTTCGATTACCAATAGTGATTACTTTGGTGAGATTTCCGCTATGGGTGATACAGTAAGGATCATAAAAGAACCTGAAATCACCGTTAAAGAGTATGCTCGTGGAGCGCAAATAACTCCGCAAGATCTCGATGACGAGGACTTCACACTAGTTGTGGACAAGGCAAACTACTTTGCTTTTAAAATGGACGATATTGAAGAAGCACATTCTCATGTGAACTTTTCACAGTTAGCTTCTGATCGTGCCGCATATCGGTTAGCCGATCAATATGACCAAGAAGTTCTTGGATACCTCTCAGGCTTTAAGCAATCAAGCATAAGCTCTCTAGCAGGTACAGCAAACGACACTGTTTCAGGGTCAAAGGCTGTGTCTACTGCAGGGTCTGACGAATTGCTAACAAGCATGAAGTTGAGAAAAGACTCTTTTGGTAACATCACCACATCAAGTGCAGGTGACCACTCTATCCCACTTGCTCCACGTATGGGCGGTGCAACATCGCAAGCTACTGCGACTGCTACACCATTGCAAGTTATTGCTAGAATGGGCAGACTACTTGATACACAGTTTGTGGATACACAAGGTAGATGGTTGGTACTACACCCAACATTCGTTGAAATTCTGAAGGACGAAGACTCTCGTCTTCTAAACGCAGACTTTGGCGAGTCAGGTGGACTACGAACAGGTCTAACTATTGGCAGAATACACGGATTTGATGTGTACATGTCTAATAATCTACCATCTGTAGGTACTGGTCCAGGAACTTCAGGTTCAGCAAACCAGAACTCAAACTATGGTGTTATCGTAGCAGGTCATAGTTCAGCAGTTGCGACTGCAGAGCAGATCAACAAAACTGAGTCATATCGTGACCCTGACAGCTTTGCTGACATTGTTCGTGGTATGCATTTGTACGGCAGAAAGATCCTCAGACCAGAGGCTCTTGTAACTGCTAAATACAACGTAGCGTAGGGAGGGATAAACAATGGCAACTTATGATATGACATCTTCCAGTACCACTGGTGTTTCTTCTAACTCTATTGCTGTTCTACCTAGTGAAACAGGTATGGGCGCAATGCGAATGGTTCAAGCTTATTTGGACATTGACGCTCTAGTAGCCGCAGGTTACTCAGGCGCAGATGGTGACATCTTTCAACTACTTGAAATCCCTGCAGGATGCTTAGTGCTATTTGCAGGTGCTGAAGTAGAGAAAGCGTTTACTGGAAGCTGTACCTTGGACATGGACTTTGCTGCAGGTGATGACATCATTGATGGTGCTGACATCACTTCTACAGGGTTCTGTGCTGAAGGTTCAAATGGACAGTCAAATGACGTTACTACTGGCGCAGCCTCAACATTCACTCAATTTGTATCTACCACTGATACTATTGACTGTTTGATTGCAGGTGCTGCTCCTGCTACAGGAAGACTACGAGCATACGCTTGTATAATTGACTGTAACGACTTAGGTGCAGCAGGTAAGGCTACTGACGTAGACCGTGACCAATTAGCTTAATTTAACAACTGGGAGGGCATTAAGTTGCCCTTCCTTTTACTATAAGAGATAATATGTCAGGTACTTTTTTAAGTTTAACAAATTCTGTATTAGCAAGATTAAATGAGGTGCAACTAACTGCATCTAATTTTACTTCTGCCAGAGGAATACAAATACAAGCTCAAAATGCAGTTAATGAAACAATTAGATATATTAATCAAAGAGAGTTTAATTATCCATTTAATCATGCAACAGAAACTAAAACTCTTACAGCAGGAGTTGTAAGATACAGCGTACCGACTAGCACAAAATCTATAGACTATAATACATTTAGATTAGTAAAAGATAATGATTTAGGCACAAGCGGTGGTAGGCTTGGCATCTTAAATTATAATGATTATGTAAATAGTTATATAACACAAGAAGATGAGATTAATTCTACCACTGCTGCAGAGGCAATAGACTCATCAGAAACAGAAATAGACTTAACTAGTGCTACAGGATTTGATAGTGCAGGAACAATACACGTAGGTAATGAACAGATTACTTACACAGGTATTAGCACTAATACACTTACAGGTTGCACAAGAGGTGCGTTTTCTACCACTGCAGCATCACACGATAATGGATCTACAGTAACACAATTCACAGGTGGTGGTATACCTAGATTTATAGTTAGAACTGCTGATAATAACTATTTACTATTTCCTTTTCCTAATAAACAATACTCTGTAAAGTTTGATTACTACACATTCCCTACAGACTTATCTGCACAAGATGATACAACTTCTATCCCTGCTAGATTTGATCCTGTTATAGTAGATGGTGCAACTGCATTTGTTTATCAGTATAGAGGAGAAACACAACAATATCAACTTAACTTTGCTAGATTTGAACAAGGTATTAAGAATATGCAAACATTACTTGTAAATAAGTTTGACTATGTTAGGTCTACTTACATAGCTAGAACTCAAAATAACTTTTTAGAAATAACACCAAGGGTAAATTAATATGCCTGACGCTTCTCAAGTACAACCAGTAGCATTTAATTGTAGAGGAGGTTTAGTATTAAATCGTTCCACTTTTCTTATGGAGGCAGGAGAAGCACTAGAACTAGTAAACTTTGAGCCTGATATTGAAGGTGGTTACAGAAGAATAAATGGTTTTGCTAAATACAATACGAATGTAGTACCACAAACAAGTGCGTCAACAGAAGAAGTATTACTGTCTTGTATATTTAACAGCACTATAATTGCAGCTAGAGGAGAAAAAATATTTTCTGCTGCAGCAGGAAGTGGCTCTTGGACTGAACGAGATACAGGTAGAACAAGTGCAGGAGTATATACCTTTGAGAGATTTAATTTTGATGGTAACAACAAACTAATAGTAGCAGATGGAGCAAATGCACCTACAGTGTTTAATACATCATTCGCTGCTACAGACGTAAGCGAAAGCTCTGTATCTGGCTCTAAATTTTTAGCTGCATTTAAAAATCATATGTTTTATGCAGGTAAATCTTCTACACCACAGACTGTAGTATTTAGTCAGCCTAACGATGAAGATGCTTTTAATACTGGTAGTGGTGCAGGTAGCATAAAAGTTGACGATACTATAACAGGTCTTAAAGTATTCCGTGATAATTTATTTATATTTTGTCAAGATAGAATATTTAAACTATCTGGTTCTACCTCAAGCGACTTTGCCATAACACCTGTTACCAGAAACATTGGTTGTGTTAATGGACAAACAATACAGGAATTTGCAGGTGACTTAATATTCTTAGCACCTGATGGATTAAGAACTGTTGCAGGTACTGCTAGAATTGGTGACGTTGAGTTAGGTACAATAAGTACACCAGTGCAGTCTTTATTTAATGATAATATAGCTAACGCAAGTGGTTTTAGGTCAATAGTTATACCAAACAAAACACAATACAGAGTATTTTTTACAAAGTCTGGTGTAGCACAAACTGTAACAGAAGGAGTTATAACTTCTCTTAGGGGAGATAGTTTTGAGTTTGCTAACTTAAAAGGTATAAGACCTACATCTACAGATACAGTTACAAGTGCAACAGAAACTATTATTATACACGGTGGAGAAGGTGGTTATGTATATAGACAAGAGTCAGGTAACGACTTTGATGGCACTGCAATAAATGGTAAATACAGAAGTCCAGATTTAACATTTAATGATGCAGGTATACGTAAGCATATGCAAAGGGTTTTAGTTAGTTTTAAACCTGAATCATCTATAGACGCAGATTTGTTTTTAAGATATGACTTTGAAGACCCAAATGCACCAAGACCTGCAGCTTACTCTCTTGATGCTTCTGACATTGTGGCAATATATGGAACAGGCACATATGGAACAGCTACTTACGGAGGACAGGCAGAGCCATTGTTAAGACAATCAGTAGAAGGTTCTGGATTTACAGTAGCATTACGAGTAGAAGATGGTGGAGTAACAGCACCATACTCACTAAAAGGATTTCAGTTAGAATATCAACTAGGAGCTAGAAGATAAATGGGAGCAACTTACACAAGACAATCATCATATAGTGACGGTGATGTTATCACAGCCGCACACACTAATGACGAGTTTAATCAGTTATTAGCAGCGTTTCAGGCAACTACAGGTCACACACATGATGGCACAGCAAATGAAGGTGGACCAGTTACTAAGCTACTTGGTAACACACTTACGTTTGGTGCAGGTACAGCAGGTACAGACATTACTATCACCTTTGATGGTGAGACTAGTGATGGTGTTCTCAAGTGGATGGAAGACGAAGACTACTTTGAGTTTTCAGATGATATACTTGTAGCCTCAGACGAAAAGATACAGTTTCGTGATACTGCTATTACTATTAACTCTAGCACTGATGGTCAACTAGACTTAGTAGCTGATGGTGCTGTGTCTATTGATGCAGGTACAGACATTATACTAGATGCTGATGGTGCAGATGTTTTATTAAAAGATGCAGGTACACAGTATGCGTCCTTTACAAATAGTTCAGGTAATCTTGTAATTAAATCTGGCAGCACTACCGCCATGACCTTTGACGGTGCTAATGTTACATTCTCAGGAACTGTGACAATAGGTAGTGCAGGTATATCAGAGGCAGAGTTAGAGATACTTGATGGTGCTACTGTAACTACTGATGAGTTAAATATATTAGACGGTGTTACAGCTACTGCTGCTGAACTTAACATTATAGACGGTGATACTTCAGCTACCTCTACTACAGTGGCTGATGCAGATAGAGTTGTGTTTAATGATGCAGGAACTATGAAGCAAGTAGCGGTTACTGATTTAGCTGCATATTTTGACGATGAAATAACTGCAATGCCAAATCTAGTTACTACTGCTGCAACTACAGTTGGTGCATTAGATAGTGGTTCTATAACAAGTGGCTTTGGTACAATAGACACAGGTTCTTCTACCATAACAACAACAGGTGCTATTACAGGTGGTTCTTTAGTAGCAGATAATATAACTATTGATGGCACAGAGATTGATTTATCATCTGGAGACTTGACAATAGATGTTGCAGGTGATATAATACTAAACACAGATGATGGTATAGTTTCATTACAAGATGCATCTGCTACATTTGGTTCACTAGAAAACTCATCAGGTAACTTAGTTGTTAAGTCAGGCACAACAACAGCCTTGACATTTAGTGGTGCAAATGTTACAATAGCAGGTGATTTAACAATTAGTGGTGATGACCTAACTATGGGTACTAATACTAGTGGTCACATCATGGTAGCAGACGGTACTAACTTTAATCCTGTAGCTGTATCAGGTGATGTAACTATATCTTCTGCAGGAGCAGTAACAATAGCAAATGGTGCTGTTGAAACTGCAATGATAAATGCAAATGTTATAACAGGACAGACTGCTGAGACATCTCTTGATACATCTAATGATGTCATACTTATACATGATGCTTCTGCTAGTGCGTTAAGAAAGACAACACTTGCATCTATATCTTCTGCTCTTGGTGGTATTACAGACGTAGTTGCAGATACATCGCCACAGTTAGGTGGTAACTTAGATACTAACTCGCACAACATACTTATTGATGATGCACATTTTATAGCAGATGAGAACGGTAATGAGCAGATTATATTTCAAACAACATCATCTGCTGTCAATCAATTTGATATAACTAATGCTGCAACAGGTAACTCTCCTGAGTTATCTGCAACAGGTGGTGACACAAACATTAGTTTAAAGATAACACCAAAAGGTTCAGGACAAGTTTTACTAGATGGTAATGTTGGAGTTGAGTCTGGACTAATTGATTTAAAGAACGCAGGTTCAAGGTCACAAATAAAATTCTACTGTGAGTCTGGTAATGCTCACGCACAAACACTACAGGCTGCTCCACATTCAGAGGCTGCATCAAATACTTTAACATTACCAAGTACAGGTGGTGACGTTGATTTAGTTTCAACAGCTTCAACTGCAACTCTAACAAACAAAACGCTAACGTCACCAAAGATAAATGAGGATGTAGCACTAACAGCTACAGCAACAGAATTAAACTTATTAGATGGTGTATCAGGACTAGCACAAGCTGACTTTACAAAACTAGCTGCAGTGGACTCAACTGCTGCAGAGCTAAATATTTTAGATGGGGTTACATCAACAACAGCAGAACTTAATTTAGTTGATGGTTCATCTGCAGGTACAATAGTAAATAGTAAAGCAGTTATATACGGTTCTAGTGGTGAAGTAAATGCAACAACACTACAAATAGCAGGAACTTCTATTACATCAACTGCAGCAGAACTTAATATTTTAGATGGAGTTACATCCACAGCAACAGAACTAAATGTTATGGATGGTGATACGTCTGCTACATCCACAACGCTTGCAGACGCAGACAGGTTAGTAACAAACGATGCAGGAACAATGAAGCAGGTTGCATTAACAGATGTGAAAACATATTTAACTAGTGCAGGGTTTACGACAGATGACCCAACGGCACTTGCGATTGCCCTTGGATAGTTAGGAGAAAGAGATGGCAAATACATTTAAAGTGGTGACATTCGCAGCAGAGCCAAACGCTGCAGGTACACCCTACACAGTTTATACAACACCTTCAAGTACAACAACTGTTGTTATAGGTCTTGTATTGACAAACATACATACTTCTCAAGTCACAGCAGAAGTAGAGCTTGTAAGTGACACATCAGGAGGAGGCAGAGGAGCTACAAATGGTACAGCCTTTCTAGCCAAAGATGTGCCAATACCTGTAGGGTCTTCACTAGAATTGCTGTCAGGTGGTAAAGTTATATTAGAAACTACAGACGTACTAAGGATAGATTGCTCAGTCGCAGATAAACTGTCTGGAGCATTAAGCATCATGGAGATAACATAATATGCCATATATTGGAGTAGAACCTGCCTCTAACTTTCAAACTGCTCCTGCTGTTGTTAGGTTCAGTGGTGATGGTTCAGACACTACATTTGACTTAGGTAGAACGATTGGCTCTGTACAAGACATACTCGTATCAGTAGATGGTGTTATACAGGACACTGCAGCCTACACTGTACCTGATGGACAGACATTAACATTTAGTGCTGCACCCTCTTCTAATTCAGGTAATAATATCTTTGTATACTTTTTAGAGGTGGGTGGAGCTTCTGTTGCACCTGCAGCAGAAAACAAAGGTAACTTTAAAAATGGTGGTATGTTTAGAACTAATGCACAATCTTTAACTTCTAATCTTACAATACTAGCCACAGAAAATGCAAATGTAACAGGCACATTGTCTATTGCTTCAGGTAGTACGCTTACGATTGAATCAGGTGGGAGGCTAGTGGTACTATGAGTACAGTAAAAGTAGATACAATACAGACTACTGGTGGTGTTTCTGAAATAGCTATAGATAAACTCAAGGGTGTATCTGCTACTGGTTCTATAAGTATTGTTGGTGAAGGTGGTAGTACAACAACTAATCTTCAACAGGGCTTGTGTAAAGCATGGGTAATGGCAGATAGTGATGCAAGTTTAGAGGATAGTTTTAATATAAGTAGTCCTACAGACGTTTCAACAGGAACTTATACTTTCAGTTTAACTAATGCTATGGCGGCAGTAAATAGATATTCTCAGTCTGGATGTGGTAGAGGTGGAACAGATAATGTAGTTATGACAAGGAATACAGCAGGTGATACTGCGAGTGTTATAGGAGTGGAGATGTCTACTGGTAACACTAGTACATTAACAGACCATCCAGTAGATGTGCAAATTGTGGGAGACTTAGCATGAGTACAGTATTACTAAACACACTAACAGGCAAAACCTCCGCAGGGTCTATCGTGGTGACAGGCGAAGGTGGTTCTAATACCACTAATATACAACAAGGGTTAGCTAAGTCTTGGACTAATTTTAATGGCACTAGCACTATAGCATCTAGGGATAGTTTTAATGTAGGTAGTTTAACTGACAGAGGTACAGGTGAGTACGATATAAACTTTACAACAAATATGGGAAATGCAAATCATTGTCCTACTGCAAACACCAACGGCTCTAGTGGTACTAACTCATTTGCATCTTTAACTTTTGTTGCCACAGGAACATCTCACAGTAGTATGACAGGAAATTCTACCTCTACTACAAGTTTAGGTTCTTATAGTTCGTCTTCTGGTTATTCAGACGCTGAATTAAATTTTGTTAGTGTACACGGAGATTTAGCATAATGGCACATGGAACAATAGCATTTGACACGCTCACAACGTCTGACCAAGTGAAAACAGGCACTGAGAAGTCTGTAGATACGAGCTATATATTTAATGGTGTGGCTAAAGCGTGGACAAGTGACGAAACTTTAGCATCAGATACAGCAGGAGTATGGACAGGTGACACGTTTAATGTTTCTTCTATAACTGATTCAGCCACAGGTCAGTGTTTAGTTAATTTTTCTAATAGTTTTAATAATACGGGATTTGCATCACAAGGCACACAGTCTGGTTTTTCTGTCAACGATATTGTATCTACGAAAGAAAATAACACTACTACAGCAAGAGATGATGTATATATTTACGATGGTGATTACAAAGATGCTTCTTTTTGTTATGTAGTATTCGGAGATTTAGCATGATAGAAACACCAAAGTTTCAAGGCACACACTTATGGGAGCGTCTATGTTGGGCAAAAGAAAAGCTAGAGCCTTACAGGAGCGAGTATTGTATAGTATGGGAAGACCCTAATGATATGGAAAATCCTGCTAAAGTTACACACCCAGACCCTAACTGGATGGCTTGTGCATTACAGGGTGGCATACTACCACCAGTACAATCCTATTGGGAACTAAAGAAGGATGAAGCAAAGCCTGACTTTGTAAAACATACCAGAGGTCCAGAGCTTCTACACAATATGCCTCCTATTGGTCCTATGACTGAAGAAGAAGCAATAGAGTATTTAATAATGAAGGACATACCTGAACATGTCTGGAGAGATTGGGATAAAGCTAATAAGCCACGATTAGTTATCTGCAAAAAAAGTCAACTACCTGCAAGCAGGGAGTGGAGAAATGCGTGGCAAATAAGCGATGAACTCACTGTTGAAACATCGGTAGCCGCATAAAGGAGTATTAATTATGGCAAAAACTTATATTACAGACATGGATGGCAAAACTGTTGATAGCTCATCAGTAACTAAACCATCCGATAGGCACTTCAGGGGAGCATGGAAGCTCTCTGGCAGCACTATTTCAGAAGATATGACTAAAGCTAAAGAAATATTTAAAGACAAGATTAGAGAAGTACGTCAGCCTCTACTAGATGCTGAAGATGTAGTGTACATGAAGGCACTAGAAGCTAGTGACTCATCAGCACAAACAGCAAGTATAGCTAAAAAGAAAGCTCTTAGAGATGCACCTGCTGCTTCTGCCATCGGTAGTGCAGACACTATAGCTAAATTAAAAGCAGCTTGGGATACAAGCACATTGGGTACTAGCCCTTACGCATAAGGATAATTAAATGGCACTGACCAATTTAACAATAGGTTCAACTGTAGATAGTGAAGGTGGCTCTGCTACTACTAATGTTGTACAGGGTCTATGTAAGGCATGGGTAGATGGTACAGATGCGGCTGTTAGAAGTGACTCTTTTAACCTTTCAGGTAGCACAGATGAAGGAGCAGGAGATTATAGCTACGCATTTTCAAACTCTATGTCGAGTGTAAATTATTCTATGCCGATGGGTGGGTTATATGCGGCTTTACAAGGAACTTTTGCTCAAGCAACAGGCTCTTGCAGGTTAAAAAGTTTTAGCAGAACAGATAGTCTTACGGCTGACGATGAAGTTCATTTCTTTGCAATATTTGGAGATTTAGCATAATGCCCTATATAGGAAAAGCACCAAAGAACTCAGTCCGTAGTCGTTTCACATACCAAGCGACAGCAGGACAAACATCATTTAGTGGCAGTGACAGCAATGCTTTGACACTGAGCTATGTAGATAGTTTATACATGGACGTTTATCAAAACGGAGTGTTACTCAAAGCAGGTACGGACTATACAGCGACTACAGGTACAACAGTTGTGCTAGTTAGTTCAGCATCTGCTGATGACGTAGTAGAGATGATAGTCTATGATGTGTTTGACGTAGCTGATACTTATAGTACGTCTAACGCAGATTCACGTTTTGTGAATGTCACTGGAGATACAATGACTGGTGATTTAACTATAGGTGATGCAACCGCTTCTGATAGAAAAATTTTGTTTGATGGCAATGCCCAAGATTTTCACATAGGACTAGATGATAGCACAGATAGCTTAACAATAGGTCTTGGTTCTACACTAGGAACTACATCACACATGGTTATAGACGCAAATGGTCACATTACGAAACCACTACAATCTGCTTTTCTAGTTAACCCTTCATCTAATCAAACAGATATAGCAGTAAATGGTTTTACAACTATAGCGTTTGGTACAGAGAGATTTGACCAAAACGGAGATTTTGCAAGTAATACTTTTACTGCACCTGTAACTGGTCGTTATCAATTTAATCTATTCAGTTATATAACAGGTTTTAATCATGGTTATAGTTTATTTCAAATGGCATTAACTACAAGTAATGTGGATATGAGATGGACATTAGACGGTAGATATGGAGATGCAAACCCAGATTATTTGCCTATTACTTTTAGCAGTTTAGTGGATATGGATGCTAATGATACTGCTTACATTAGGATATATATTCCAAACTATGGTTCTGCACAAGTGGACTTTGATGCGGCATCATATTTTTCTGGTTATTTAGTATGTTAAGGAGACACAAATGGCAAAATTAACTTTAACTGTAGAACTTACAGATACAGAACAAGCAATACTAAAGAATGATTTAGTAGACATAAATGCTTGGTTACAGGATGCAATGACAGGCAAGAAGAGCAACTGTTGGAAACGTATGCAGTCTGAATGGACTACTAAACTTATGAACGACAGTAGTTTTACTGACCCAATACCAAGTAACCAAGCAGACTTTGTAACATTAGTTACATCAAGAAGCGACTATAAAACTAGAAAAGAAATTCAAGATGCGGCTGATGCAGCATTTGCAGAGCAAGCTAAAAAATCAGGAACTTAATTATGAGTAAAGCGGCAGAACTAGCGGCACTAATTGCTAATGTAAACAAGGGTAGCTCGTTAGCGGCAAAGAATTTTGTTATCAATGGAAATTGTAGTGTAAATCAACGTGGCAGTATTTCAATGGCGCATGATGGAACTACCGAAAGTTATGGAGTAGATAGATTCAATTTTCGGATGCAAAATGCAGATGAGTTAGATGGGACACTTAGCCAAGCAACGGATGCACCTACAGGAACAGGTTTAACAACTTCTCTTAAATGGACAACTGGTACGGCTGAAAGTGCTATAGCTTCAAATGAAATTGTGGACGTACATCAAAAAATTGAAGCACAAAATTTACAAAGTTTAGACTTTGGTTCTTCTGATGCAAAACCAATAGCATTATCTTTTTATGTTAAGTCGAGTCAAACAGGTACATTTGCATTTAATTTATATGAAGAAGATGATAATAGAAACATAGGTGGTACTTATACAATAAGTTCAGCCGACACATGGGAGTATAAAAGCTTTTCTTTTGCAGGCGATACAGGTGGCACTATTGATAATAATAACGGAGCAGGTATTTGGGTAGTTTTTGCTTTAGCGGCAGGAAGTGATTACAAAGGCACAGACAATACAACAGGGTGGGCAACTGCACCTAATACACGATTTCATCATGGTCACGCACAAGATGGAGTTATTACTACTGCCTCTGCTACTTGGCAAATTACAGGAGTTCAGCTTGAGATTGGCGAGAAGGCTACCGAATTTGAGCATGAACCATTTGAGACTACCCTACTTAAATGCCAACGCTATCTACAAAGATGGGAAGGTACTACAAGTGTATCTCCTTACTTAGCAGATGGAAGAGCGCACAGCACTGCAGTGTGCATAACACCTTTTCAATTTATGACACAGTTTAGAAATCCACCAAGTATAAGTATTAATGGTGCGTATACATATGATGGAACATCACAAACAGTTAGTTCTGTGTCTCTTAACGGTCCAATGCCTACTAGCACAGGGATAAATTGGACAGTAAGTTCTGGGTTAACCCAACATAGAGTTACTCAAGTATATCTACTAGATACTTCAAATGTACCTTACATGGAATTGGAGGCAGAACTATGAAGATTATATCAGCAAAATATCAATCTTTTGAAGGAAAAAACATTGCTATTGAAATAAAATTAGCAGACGGAAAAACGTGGTCTGCACCTTTAGTAGAGGGCAATCGCCATTATGACGAGGTACAAAAACAAGTCAAAGCAGGTACTCTTACCATAAAAGATGCTGACTAAGGAGGTGTATCATAGACCCATTAACAGTCAGTGCGGCAATCTCTACAGCTACGGCTGCATTTAATGGTATTAAGAAAGCTTTCGCTGCAGGTAGAGACTTGGAAGCGATGGCAGGTGACTTGTCACGTTGGATGGGTGCAGTCAGTGACGTAGACCACATACATAAATCGTCTAAGTCACCATCAATGCTCAAGAAGATGTTCTCAAAACAATCTGTAGAGCAAGAAGCAATAGAGGCATTTACTGCAAAGAAGAAACTAGAGCAACAAAGAGATGACCTAAAAACATATATCATGTTTACGCAAGGCACTAAGGCTTGGGATGAGCTACTTCAGACAGAGGCTAACATCCGTAAGCAAAGAAAGAAACTGATATATGAAGCACAAGAACGTAGAGAAAAAATTGTATTATGGGTTAGCGGTATTTCTATCTTCATTATTTGTGCTATTATTCTTTTCGCTTTTACCTATGGGTTATGGGTCTTGGACAACAGCTAGTGAACACAAGTTCCAACCTACACTAAACAATGGACATCTAACTGTCTGCAGACTAAAGAAGATACATAAAAGACATGACTCAGCAGGTAAACAAAACACAATAAGTTGGTGGTGTTTATACGAAGGTGCAAATGGTAGTGGATTTTTAGAGATGGTAGAATCATACACACAATGTCCTAGAGAAGTTATATGCCCATATGACCCAAAAGACAAACCTCCATCTATAGGTGACATGTTAGACGCAATGAAGGATGCATTTAATTAATGGAAATTAGCCCAGTTATATTTTGGAACATCATACTTACACTTGTCATAGCTCCTGCTTTCTGGACATTCAGAGGCTTGCTTGCAGAGGTAAAGCGCATAGACATATTGCTCAATAAGACTAGAGAAGAGTATGCCTCAAGAGAAGATGTAAAAGAAGAGATGAACAAAGTCCACGAAGCCATGCACCGTATAGAAGACAAGTTAGATAGATTACTGATTAAAGGTTAAATAAATGGAAACACAGATCCCTATGCGTAAATTTGCAGGGTTTACACCACAGCAAATAGCGATGTTATTAGATAAAAAAGGCTTAGATTATGGTAGTCCTGCCGCAGCAAGATACCTTGCAGGTATGACTAGAAAAGCTGAAAAACTAGTAGGGACAAAAAACTTTCAAGAAGGTGGTCAAGTCTCTGCAGGATCTCCTGCTGCTACGAAGTCTAACCTAAACTTAGCACAGTCTAAACTAGCAGAAGAACAACAAAAACTATCTACACTGCAACAGCAACTAGCTGCTCTACCTACAGATGTAGGTGCAGATAAACAAAGAGAGTTAGTTGTATCCCAAATAAATCAACAAAACGCAAAGATAGCACAAGCTCAAGCAGGTTTAGCTAGTGCATCATCTTCTTTTGGTGTAGCTGCTGTTCCTACTGCAGCAGAGGCTGTAGGTATGACGGTATCTACACCTACTGAATCTGTAACACCAATACAAACACAACAGATAACTCCATCTACAGCACAAGATATTGCTACTGGCACAGGTCAAATAGGGACTGCTACACCTATAACTACAGCGATAGGACAAACTACACAGACTGCTGCTCCTACTATAGGTACAGCAGCACAGGCTACAACCACAGGCACAGCAGCAGATGTAGCTGCATTAGATATACAACCAGTTCAAGGACAGATTACTCCTGAAGCTGTTATTGATGCAGCACAACAAGCTCCTGAAGAATTAGCAGTACAAGACGTACAAGCTGCTGAAACACAAGGTACACAAATAGTGTCACCTGCTGCTAGACAGCTAGAGCAAGGTGAGATGGTACAGGCTGCAGCTAATGCTCAACAAGCTTCACAATTTATAGAAGGCGTAGAAGCAGCTACAGGCGCACCAAGCTCTGCTGCAACTGTGCAAGGTCAGCTATCAAACTTAATGACACAGTTTGAAGGTGATCAGCCTCCTGCTTGGGCTGCAGGTGCTATTAGGGCTGCAACTACAGCTATGGCTCAAAGAGGCATATCTGCATCATCTATGGCAGGACAAGCTATAGTGCAAGCAGCTATGGAAAGTTCTTTACCAATAGCTATGGCTGATGCTCAAACGGTAGCTCAGTTTGAAACACAAAGCCTAAGTAATAAACAACAGATGGCAGTATTAGCTGCACAGCAAAGAGCAGCTTTTATTGGACTAGAGTTTGATCAAAAGTTTCAAGCTAGGGTAACTAATGCAGCAAAAGTGTCAGATATAGCTAACATGAACTTTTCTGCAGAACAGCAGATAGCATTAGAAAACGCTAGACTAGCTCAGACTGCTGATTTAACAAACTTGAGTAATAGACAAGCTGTTATAATGGCTCAAGCTGCAGCTATGTCTCAGGCTGATATGTCTAATCTAAATAATAGACAACAAGCTGCTGTGCAAAACGCACAGAACTTTTTACAAATGGACATGGCTAATTTAGATATAGCTCAACAAGCTGATATGTTTAGAAATCAGTCTATAGTGCAGTCTTTATTTAGTGATGCTGCCGCAAATAATGCAGCCTCTCAGTTCAATGCTACTAGTGATAATCAAACTAATCAGTTCTTTGAGAACTTAGCAGCTACGGTAGGGCAGTTTAACTCTGCTCAAAGCAACGCTATGGAACAGTTTAATGCAGGAGAAATAAATGCTCTACAAAAGTTTCAGGCTGAGGTTAATAATCAAAGAGATCAGTTTAACGCACAAAACCAACTAATCATAGCACAAGCCAACGCTAGATGGAGACAGCAGTTAGCTACTATAAACAATCAAACTGCAAATGAAGCTAACAGACAAAACGCTCTACAAGCTAACGGTCTTACACAAAAAGGTTTAGATGAAGTGTGGCAGAAAGAGCGTGATCTTATGGCTTACGCATTTGCTTCTGCTGAAGCTGCTGCTGAAAGAAGACAAAGACTACTGGAAGCTAACTTAAATGCTGAACAAGCAGGAGATACAGCTTTTAGCTCTGCACTAGGGCAGTTTGGTAGTGCTGTTGTAAGTGGTATATTTGGTAATTACGACAAGATATTTATATAGGTGACAAATGGCAATAGATCCAAGCATAAGTAGAAATAACCTTAATAGACTAAGAGAAGCGGCTATACGTTCTGCTCTTGATAACGTAGTCGATGACGAAGGTGATAAGATACAAGCTAGTAGAACACTTATGGCAAAATCTCCTGAAGTTAAAGATACAGCAGAAATAAAATCAGCTTCTAACGAAGTACAGCGAAGACTAGAAAGAATTTATGCAATGGAAAAAGGTATGTTAGATCCTGATGTAGCCACAAAGGATTATGTTGTGCAAGCAGGGGATACACTTACAGACATAGCTGAAGCAACAGGTACAACTATAGGTCAGATGATAGCTCTAAATGATTTAAAAGATAAAGATAGTTTAGCTGCAGGTCAGATCATTAAAGTAAAAAAGGTGGCTGATTTAAGCGTTATTCCTGACATACTTGATGCACTACAAGCTTTTGGTGGCTCTGGGCTAGGACAGCTAAGAGAGTTAGCTCCTTTAGCACAACCTGCCTACGATCAAATGAGAAACTTATTTAGGAAGACATAATAATGGAAGAAGTAAATACATTTACAGCACCTATAGCAGGACAATCATTAACTACAGAGCCTAAAGGATACTCATGGGAGCGTCCCTCTGAGATGAATGAAGTCCCTCAAGTTATAGATTTTTATATAGACAAGCTAGGTGATCAAGCAGTAATGGATGATGTATTTACTGCGTTAGATAATGGGTTTCCTCTAAGTATTTTAGTTGATAGTATATTAGGTGTTGGTGTTATGGAGGGCTTGCACACAGTAGATATAAGTTTAATAATTTCTCCTGTATTACATGAATATATTTTAGCTGCAGCTAGATCAGATGATGTAAATGTTAAAGAGCATCCTGTACAAAGAAAAGAAGAAGCTAATGCTAACGATGAAGAGATACTAAAAACAATGCTTAGAGAAGCTATTGACAAAGCTAAAACTCCAGATGAAGGTACAGAGCTTCTTGAAGAAGCATTAGGTTACATGAGTAAAGAAATGACACCTGACGAAAAAGCTACTCTTGCAAGTGGCATGGAGATGACTACAGATGAAACTGTAGATGAGGCTGAGTTTGAAGCAGAGGAAGCAGTAGCAGAAGAAGAGCCTCGCAGAGGTTTGATGGCTAGGAGAACATAGATGGGATTTGATGCAAAAGCTTTTGCTACAGCTTTTTTAGAAGGTCAGGCTGTAGATATAAAAGCAAGACTACAGGAAGCTAGAGAAGAAGGTAAGCGTAAAGCAGAGATAGCTAGAACTGCAGGTATGTCTCAGTGGAAAAAGCGTAAAGGTGTAGCTAACGCATATAAACTTTATGTAGATTACTTAGATAATGCAGGTATGAGCCAAGAAAACTTACGTTATTTGATACAAAGCCCAAAGTCTTTAGTTGAGGCTTATAAAGGTATTAAAAACTTTTCTGATACACACAGAGGTGAAAAACTTGATGAGGAAACTATAAACTCAATAGTAGATTTATCATCTACCTTTGTAGACGAAAAAGGTCCAGATGGTAAGCCTCTATATTCCTTAGATCAATTAATAAAAAGGATGGCAGGATTGTATAAAGAAAATCATAATCCTACCTCTACAGATACTATGAGCAAATACGAAAACTTATTAGCATCAGCCCTTAGTTTAAATGCTGATGAAAGATACAACATCAAAATGAAGTCTCAGATGGTGGGTGATAACTTTAATATGCTAGATTTATATGATATGGGTGCTGCAGGTGATTTTGTTCCTGAGAGTATAGCACCTGTAGACGTTAATATTGGTTTAATACCTACAGCCTTATCAGAAAGAGACTTGGTGTCTCAGGCTGATGACTTTAATGCAATGTTACAAACACTAATGAAAGAGGATTTAGATGCTGCCAGAGGTGAAGATGATAAGATTAATACCATGCAGTGGGATGCTAAGAAAGATGAACTTTTTACTCTATTGTCTAGCCCAAATCCTAGCAGATATACTCTTCAACAGGTTGCACAAGAAAAAGGATCAGGTAATATCTCCTATGGTGCAGAAGCTTTACGAAGATTAAAAGAGCAAGGTTCTTTTTATAATCAAATATATAACAATCCATACTTACCAATGACTGCTGCACAAAGACAAACAGCAAAAGACACTATTGAAACACAGGAAAAACTTTCTTCTGATAAGGTAACAACTACTACAATACCTAAAAACTTTGATACACAAGATGATTTAGTAGATGCTATACTAAATAAAAACCTAAAAGTAGGTGATAAGTTTACATTTAAAGGATCAGATAATGTACAAACTGTTGTGCAAGAAAATATTGATAAAGCTGAACAAATAAATACGGAGCGAAAAGAAGCTAAATCTAAGCAAAAAATAGACAAAGAAAAAGAAAAAACACCTTTAGAAAGCGCACTTACGATAGACTTAGGGACGGAGCAAAACGCTAGGGCTGCTGTTTCCTCTGTAGCGAATGATATAGCTAGAACAACAGGGTTTTTGGGTGCAGCGTTCAAAACTATTAGAGAACGAGAAGAAGCAGAGGAACTAAGATCAAGAATGTTTTTTGAAGGTCAAATTAGAAAAGAACTTCTCAATGCCTTAAATAGTGATGAAAGAATAGATGAGTTTAAAAATGATCCAAAAGCTTTTTTAGATAAGTATGTAAAGGACAACTATTAAATTGGCAACTAGTATATTTACAGATGAACAACTAAAAAACATACCTGATCCTATTGGACTAGTTTCAGATCGCCCTAGTACGGTAACTAGAGATCAATTAAAATTATCTCCCAGCGATTTAGTAGAAGATAAAGAAAGCCTAAGACGCATCAAAG